ACAGGAACGCCCGGCGGGGTACCAGACGCACCAGCGGCCATTGTAGGCCCGGCAACAGGCGGTTGCGGGGGCGCCGGAGGCGTGACGCCTGCCTGAACCGGTGGCGCTTGCGGAGCGGCCTGCGCTGCGGCTTGCGGCTGGACCGGCGGGGGCTCTGCCTGTGGGCGGGTGAAGGTCGGGACGGAGGTTGTGGGCTGGCTGGGAGTTGCATCAGCCGGCGCAAGCCGATCGATGATCTGTGCCGCCTCCTGCACTTGTGCCGCCGTCGGGTTTGGCCCGTTGAGAAGCGACATCGCGCGCTCAAGCTCGATGGCTTCCGGCGTGACACGCTTTCCAAGGCTATCAAGCGCAATGCCGCCACGATACAGCAACGAAGCGATGGGGCGGCCAATGTAGTTGATCGGGTCCGTCGCGTATTGCAGCGCGGTCTCCGCAGTTTTCCCATCTTCTGCGGTTACCGCTCCGAATGCAGCGGCGTGGGCAACGTCGTCAATCGGATTCAGGATGCGGGCGCCATAGCGGCCAGCTTTTGCGGCAGCACTGCTTCCCTGCGGCGCAAACCTCATCAGCGCATTGGTTGCCCCTGTGGCTTTCAGAGCGGCTTCAGTCGCTTGGCCGGGGGTCGCCATGTATCCCACTAGTTGGCCAACAACATCGGCTCCTGCCTGCCATCCGTCTTCTGGCGCTTGCATCGGAAGCTCGGGAACACGGAGCCGCATGTCCTGCGGCTGCGGTTTGCTGGCGTTCTCTGCGCCAAAAGTGATGCGCGGCTGCTCCTGCTGGTTCTGCATCGCCGCGTAAGCGCGCATTGCGGGACCGCCAGCGACATTGGATGCCGCCATCTCGGCCATGTCGAGGCCGGCATTGATCGTGCCTGGGCCTGCGGTGTTCAGTGCGTTGACAGTCGCACGAACGCCGAGGTCACGTTGCGGGCGCGGGGCCGACGTTCCGTCGTCTCCGACAAACATCGGCAAGCCATCCATACCGCCGAATGCTGCGTCAGATTCCCGTTGCGCAGCAGAGCGTTGAGCTTCCGCTTCCGCCGCTGCCGCTTGTTCTTCACGCATCTGGCGAAGTTGAGCAGGCGACATCGACACGAAGTCTTTTGGAGCGTCTTGCCGCAGATCATAGCTGTAGCCGGTATCCTGCCAGCTATAACCTTGCGGAGGCATCGGCGGCGCAGCCATACCTTTCGGCCAGTTGGTGGGGAACTGCTTGCCCTTGTAGCCCTCGATCTCCGGGCGATACTCGCTTGCGCCGGGTTTCAGCGGGCTGATCGGAACTATGCGTGCAGGATTGGCAAAGCCAGCACCAATTCCCATCGATGCCGCGCCAGTTCCAACCGAGGCCGGAGGCGCTTTGGCAGCGGGCGCCATGGACGCAGGCGGGGCTTTGGCAGCGCTCGCATCTTCGTCATCGTCCCACCAGTTGCCAGCCGCCTTTGCAGGCGCTTTGGCAGTCGCGGCAGGCTGGGCCGGAGCGACAGTCTCGTCCTCGTCCCACCAGTTCTTCGGCTGTTGCTTTGTCATTTCTTGACTTTCACCGAGCCATCAGGGGCGACGTAGCGCGTGCCAGAGGGAAGCGCGTCGCGCTCTTGCGGGGAGTTGACGCGCACAGGTTGCTGCACCCCCTGACCGCCACCGCCGAACATGCCCGTAAAACCTTGGGCAAGGTTGCCAGCGCCTTGGACAAAGCTGTCCATCAGATTGGGCTTTGGCTGTTGTGGTTCAGGCGGGCGATAGCCCATCATCACGCGGCTCCGGGGGAACTGATAAGCATCAGCTGTCGCGCCAATGTCCCCAGCCAGACGCTCATAAGCCGATTGATAACTCGGCATCATTTCGTCTGCGGCTTTGAGGAGTGCGGCGCGGGTTGAATCCGGGATTGTCGTCTGGCCGTTAATCCACTGGTTCGGCAGGTTGCGAACCATGTCGTACAGAGACGCCGCGCTTTGCGTGAGCTTGACCTCGCCTTCACGCGCCACAGAGCCAGGGTCGAGCATCTTCGTGAATGACACGATCAACGCAAGGTCGGCTGCTGAGCGGCTTGCCGGGTCACTGGCTGCAAGACTGCCCATCGCCTTCAAGCGGTCGTATTGACCTTTGATCTCTGAATAGTTGTTTCGAACGGCATCCCACGACTTAGCAAACTCGCGCTCAAGGCGGATGCGCTCGGGGTCAGGCGGCGCGCTCGGATCAAACGGCCCTTCCCCAGCTTTCTTCGGTGCCGCCCCGATCTTAATCTTGTCGTTCGGATCGTTCTTGTTGACGAAGTAGACGCCATCCGCGAGCGTTGTCTCCACGTAGTCAGCCGGATCGACTTTCTTCGGCGCGGTGTAGAGCGGCTCATAGGTCACCGGATCAACCAGAACGCCATCAACTTCGATGGGCTTCAGCGGCTCCTTTGCAGGCTCCAGCTCCATTGAGAACTTGCCGCCCTGCACCTTGCCGACAGCGCCACCGCCGAGGTTCATGAACTCAGGCTTCTCAGGCGCAATCCCCATCTGCGCCGACAGCGCCGCGATCTGCCCATCCAGCGCCTGATCCGAGAACTTCGACACGTCCAGCGGCATCTGGGATACGTCCGCCCCGATGATCTCGCTGATCATTGGCGCGTTCTGCTGCCACCACTGGCCGCGCTGTTCCATTGGAAGCGCGCGTTGCTGCTGCATCAGGGCGAGGGTCTGCTTGGCGCGTTCCGCCCCGTCCATTTTGCGCTGATCCTGGTTCTGCTGCCATTGCTGGGGGGCAAAGCCGCGCATGAAACCATCGACAGCTGCGCCAAGAAGCTGATTCTTTGGTTGCATCTTTGGCATTCCATACGGACTTGGACCCGGAGTTTTGGCGAGTGCATTGGCAGGAGAAGCAGCCATCGGCGCAGGCGCAGGTGCAGTCGCATTCGGCATCGGCTTGAGCGGCGACGGCTCGTTCAGGCTGTAGGAGAGAGCATTCGCCATGTTACCAGCCCCAGTTCTTCTGTCCGTAGCTCTGCAGCGCGCCCGCAGCCCCAGCGATGCCTTGGCCTATGCCCTGATAGGCGCTCGCCAGTGCGTTGCCCTTGGCCTGCCCTGCCGCGATCATGTTGTTCCCGGCGTTCGCGCCGTACTGGCTCGCCGCGCTGCCGATCTGGGAACTTGCCGTCTGGTTCATGCCAGCCATTGCGCGAAGGCCGTTAGTGTAATCATTGAACGCGCCGCCCATGCGAGCCTTGCCGCGCTCATCCAGTGCGATGCTCTGCGCGCCTGAGAGCACCTTGCCGCCGCGCGCGAAGGCGCTGTTGATCTCCGGCGTATCGACGCCCCGGAATCCACTGATCGCCATCTGGCCGTAGGGCGAGGCGGTGAACTCCTGCATCGGGTTAAGTGCGTTGCCGCCGGCCATCGTCTCCTGCTGCGTGCCGCCGACCGGCATGTTGCTCTTGCCTGCAAAGTTCGGGTTTTTGCTGGTGACTTCCTTCAAATACTCCATGTTAGGAGCCCAGCTTTGCTTGCCGTTCATGACGCCGCCATTCGCGTGCCAGTAGGCGTAGGCATCCCGATTGCCGCCGAACAGCGCCTGCACGTCAGGCTTGGCCCATTCCGCCTCAAGCCCGGGGCTTTTCATGTAGGCTTCGTAGTCGTATCCAGCGGGGGCGGACGTTCCCAGCGTTGTCCAGTTGTCACCGCCATTGCGGATCAATCCGCCAGCAAGGCCCAGCATCGGATTGCCGGATAGAACACCCCCAGCGATACTCCCGATAAGACTGTTGCCACCACCGCCTGAGTGACCCGCGACAGCTTGGCCAGCGCCCCAGTCAGCCGGATTGTAGGCGCCAGAGCCGCCAGGATTGTACCCGCCCATGTAGGCGGCCTGATAGTTCTGCGGGGCAATGCCATAGATCGCTGCCAGCTTGTTCGCCGCTGCCCCGCCTGTGAGATAGGCGGGCATCGCAAGGCCGCGCTGGTCGTAGTAAATCTGCTTCTGAAGCTCAGTCGCATCCTTAGCCGCATTGGCCGTGGCATCGCCTGCAGCTTTGGAGCCCTGCCCAGACAGGTAGCCGCCCGCGAGGCTGGCAACAGTTGGGATAATTATAGCCCAAGGCATTTGGCGCCCTCCAGCAACTCGCGGTTCGTGTTCAACTCAAAAAGCAGTCTTGCCAGCAAAGCGTCATTCGATCCCGCAGCAGCAGGTAGATGCGGCTCTACCTTCCAACGGGTCATCTCATCGTGCCGAAACGCATCGAATGGAGATTCAGGACGCAGCCATGCCCAGATCGACTTTGCGCATTTGTTATCAAGAAGATCAGCGCATGGGACGTGGCGGGTGTTTGGGCCTTGAATCCGATCAAGCACGGCGTCTCCACCCTCGACGGGCACATGCATTGCAGCGCCCATGCGCTTGAGTGAGGACGCCACGTCGGCTTCTGAACGACGAAGAATGAGTTTGCGGCAGCTTTGCGCACTGACCCATTCTGGCCAGCGCCAGATACCGGTGCAGCTTACCGCATCATACCGCGCATCCCATTCAGTGTAGTGGGCGCGATAAAGAGGGTCATGGACCACAAGAAGCCCATCACTTGATAGCCAATTAGCCGCCCATGTCGTCATGGAGCGGGGCAGCCCGATAATCATGAACTTCATGCTACGAAAGTTCTGAAACTGAGACGCCGACTGTCGATGTCGCGGTTGCGGCGAGTGAGTCCGTCACTGTGACGCGCCAAACAGCCGTCTTGTCTTGGCCAAGAGCCGTGATTGAGCCTGTCCAGTTTGTCGCCGCCGATGTGCCGGTGTTTGCACTAAGCCCGGCATCACCTGAAACATAAGACCACAAGTAGGTGTAAGGCCCAGTTCCGCCAGTTGGCGTCGCCGTGGCTGTGTCTGTCGTTACCGAGCCAGAACCAAACCTTTGACCCCCGACAAATGCCTGATCGATGGTTACATAGAAGGACGGAGATCCGGCAGCGCCGGTAACTGCATCGCTGGCCGCTTGCGCCGCCGCATCAGCCGTTGTCTGCGCTGCCGCTGCCGCCGCCCTTGCCTGCGACACGCCAGAGTTCACAGAACCAATGCGCCCGCCTTCGCCAACAAGATAGCGATACCATGGCTGGCTTATCTGGCCGGTTTTCGGGTCTACAAACGGGACCGTGATCGGCGGAACTTTTGGCGCTGCGACCGGATCAGCCATCGATCAGCGCCTGACACGAAGCCGCAAGCAATTCCGCAACTGTTCCCTCGCCCATCGTGTCCGTCACCGTCACCACCGCGCCGCCGCCAGCTGCCTGTTGTTCATCCGAGGTGGTCCTCGTTCACGACAACGCCGACATAAGCTGTCCGCACCGGATCGGTCTTGCGGAACTGGAACACGATGCCCTGATCTTTCGCCCGGCCACGCCTGCGCCAGATTGTGCGCTTGCCATATTTGCCCTGCGCGCCAATCGACCGGGAGCGCCACGACGAGAACGTGTTCCCGCCATCCTTGCTCTGGCGCATCTCGACCAGCGGGTTGGAGCCCTGCCCGTTGGCAAGGCCAACACCCTTGGCGCATTCCAGCTTCAGCGTCTTGACCGCCATACGCCCCGATTGCGTCGGCAGAAACGCCGAGAACTCACGCATGATCTGCGTGCCCATCGTGGACACATCCGTCATGCTCTCCGACAGATAGTCCCGGCCCAGCTCATCAAACTGGCCTGTGCCATCAGCCACGAAAGTCCGCTCCGACGCCATCACCATGTCCGTGTAGCGCCAGGTGTCGGTATTGAGCGTGCCCCGCGTGTGCCATGCCTGCGTCAGCACATCGTAGAAGACGCAGCCATCAGGCGTGCGCCATCCGGCAAAGATATGGCCCCGCTCCTGATAGGTGAGGCCGAGAATGTTGGTCGCGCCGGCATCCCGCAGCAGGTCCGCAATCCATGGCTCCGAGATGATCTGCGAAGCGCCCTGCCCCAGCCGGCGGATGTTGAACGCATCGTCAACGAAGAACAGCGTGTTGTCTGTCCTGACGATGCCATCGCGGCAGGCGCAGCCAATCTGCTGCGTCATGCCCGGCTGCAGCGAGAACGGATCGTCTGCGTCCCCCGTCTGAGCCCATGCCTCGATGGTGCCCGTGCCGAACAGGTAGAGGATTTCCCCGACCACACGCGCCGCGATCAGCGCATCCGACGAGCTTTCCGCCGTGTAGTAGCTCAGCGCACTGGTGGAGTTCATCGCCAGCACGTCAGTAAAACAGAACCGGCTGCCGTAGGTCAGAATGCCGCGCTGCCCGATAGTGGCGACGCTAGTGAAGGCGGTCTGGTCATGGTCCGTCAGCAGGTCCGTGAACGCCGTGTTCACGGGGCTGTCCGAATAAGCAACCGTCGTATTGGCCGCCGCCAGAGAAGTCGTGCCAAACGTGAACGCGCCGTCCGATTTCGTCGCCGTGACATAGCCGATGCGGATATGACCCACAGCAACCGCCGGGAGGCCCGCAACCGCAAGAGCCGCCGAAGCATAGCCCGTGGCGTTGCCCGTCGCCTCTACGGCGTCAATCGTCCCATCCGTGCCGATGTCCAGCGCAACCGCACCGTAAAGCCCAAGCGGGATGACATCGTTTCCCGGCGCCGTGCCCGCCGCAACAGAGCCCTTGGAATAGGTCGTCCCGTTGATTGAATAGTCAAACGCGCCCGTTGCGACGTTTGCAGGCGTGGAGCCAATGCCAAGGTTCGGATCATCCAGAACGCCATCGGTCGCCCGCCGGACGGTCGTGCCATCCGAAAAGCAAGGCTTGCCATCGAACAGGAACAGCGCCTCGGTTTCCGTGAACGCCGCATCCCCCCGATCCGAGCCCGGAATTGTGCCGGCCAGCGTGCCCGCCGTGTCCGTGCTTGGCTGATAGGTCGCCATCGTCGTCCCGTGCGGGACCAGCACAGCGCCGGAAGCGTGCCCATCGGCCTGCCACATGCCACGCACCGCCGCCGCGTAGGTATTCCGCTTCAGCGATCCAGGCGCTTCCATGAGCACCACAGGCCGCTGCGGATCGTTCGGATTGGGCTCGGCATAGACGTTGTGGCAGACCTTCTCGGACAGTCCCGCCACCAGAGGCGTTGCAGCGCCTATCGCCATCGGGATACGCATCAGAAATACGTGCCCTTGGACGGGGTAGCCACACGCTTTCCGCCCGCCGTCAGCTCGCGGATCTTGAACATGGCTTTCTGTTCGTGGTCCTGCCGGAAGGTCGATGCCTCTTGCGCATCCATGAAATCGTTGGCCGCAAAACACGCATAGTACGCCGCCAGATGCTCCATGAGCGCACGCGGCGTTGCCGAATCCGACCAGTAGCAAATCTCGTTTTCGCGCAGTTCCTCGTTGACGTTCGCAATGACGATTTCGATGGTCGCCGCGTCCTCGGCATCAGCCGTTTCGCCCGCGATCAGGACAAACAGCTTTTCGAGCACGCGGTTGCGCATCTCAGCGAGGGTCGCATCAGCCACGGGTTACGCCTCGGCCTGCGGCTGGGCTTCAACCGGCGCCACAACAGCCTCCGGCAGCACTTCCGGCTGGCCCAGATGTTCCGCAATCACACGGTTCGCCTCGGTCGCCGTTGTGATTTCAGCGCCAGAGATAGCCCGTGCCCACGACACGCGGCGCTTGTGATGGGCTTCGCGCCAGTCAGCGGGGATTTCCACAGCCTGCGGGGCCTTCGCCTTCACGGGCTTTGCAGCAGGCGCTTCAACGCCTTCGGCAACCTTCATGTAAGGCAGCTTTGTGAGCAGGCGGATAACCTTGGGGTCATACACGGACACGGCCACGCCATGCCGGAACACGATGTTCTTGATCTTTTTTGCCGCCGGGATTTTCGCCATGTAGACGAACGCCTGCGGGGTCTTGATTTGTGCCAATCTCGTCTCCTTCAGAAGTAATGGCGGGAGCCCCAAAGCCCCCGCCATCCTCAGTCAGTCGTTACGACGCGCGGCCAACGCCGTTGTACGGGATGAACCCGACATAGACGGAGCCATAGCCGGCGGTGCTGTCGTTGCCGGTGGCCGACGCGGTGCAGGTGACCGTCACCTCGGACGTGGAATAGAGATCGTTCGAGGTCGCCAGTTCGTCCCAGACGATGTTGCCAATCGTCCCCAGCGCGAGGTTGGTGGCAAAGCCGTCAGCATCGCCCGACGTGCCGATCTGGAGGATCGGAGACGTGCCGTTGAAGGCCGTCGAGACGATGACACCGGCTTGGACCACGATGGCGCGGGCCGGCAGAACGCCAACCGTGAGAGCGCCAAGGCCCTCGTCAGCTTCACCAATGTCCCGGCGCAGGTAGTGGATGCACGGGACCGACATTTCAGTTGCGGGAGTAGACATTGTTGATTGCTCCTGATTAGTCGGCAGCGGTGGCGAAGAGGCCGGTGATCATGCCGTAGTCAACGGCAGACGATCCGCTCGGCGGGATGTAGCGAAGCTTCTCGACCGAGAAGAGCGACTCCGTGCCAACGCCGTCGATGAACTCGTAGTCGTCTTCCTTGCGGCGGGTGACGCGCGGCATCTGACCCCAAGCGATGCCCAGAGCCTGAGCGCCGCAGAAGTAGGCCGGGACAACCGTTGCCGAAGCAGCGCCAATCGAGCCGTAGGTGGAAATCTCCGGGATTTCGCGGATGACCACGCCGTCAACCAGAAGGTCGCCATCCTGGAAGATCGGGTTGTCGTCCACGTTGCGCGGGCGGCCATCGAGGTTGATGGTCTCCATGTCAGCCTGCAGGTCGCGGAACGCCAGCGAGTGCGCGAAGCACACGTAGTATTCACGGCCCTGCTCGCCGGTACGGATCGGGCGAACAGTCGCCTGACCCGTCGAACGATCGCGCTTCTTCGCCGTCCGCTTCATCAGCTGGACCTTCTCAACCGTCAGCGTGTCGTTGGTCGTGTCGAGGTTGCCGGCCATGGTCGCGAACGTCGCGCTGTAGTTGTTCAGCGTGGCGCCCGGGACGATGCGGGTCTGGTTGGCGGCGGCCCAAGCGTTCTTCTGGGCAGTCGTGGCTTCGGAGAAGAACACCTCTTTCGGGTGGCCTTGCAGTTCGTTGTAGGCGCCCGAGCTTTCGACCACGGACGACAGCGCGTTGATGATCGCATCGCGCATCTCGTCCATGTCCCAGACTTTCAGCATGTCGCGCGCCGCGTTGGCGAGGTCGATGGTGGAGTTCTGTTTGTCGGACTTCTTCATTGCCACGGCGTGACGGTGCCAGTACGGCTTCAGGTCATAGCCACGGTTGACGAGGCTTTCTTCCTGACCAACCAGCGTGTCGGTGCCCTTGCCGTCGCCGGTCAGCGCATAGACGAGCGGGATCGAGATGACCTGACCGCCTTCGATGAGCTGCTTCTTGACGACGAACGGGTTGGTGGAACCCGTGCCCATGTACGGCAGGAAGCCGGACTCGCGCACGTATTCCTTGAAGTAGGTGCTTTCCCACTTCTTGAGTGTGTTCTCAGTTGCTGTCGTAGTATACGACATCTAATTGCTCCTAACGTTTTCGGGGTTTGCGCGCCTCCGCGAAAAAGCTCTCGAAATCGTCGCCGCTGGGCGGTTCAGAAGCTGCCACCGCGCCGATGCCGCCGTTCGCCAGTGATGGCGGAACCATGGGCTTCGGTTGTGTCTGACGCTGGGGTTGTCCTGCACTCACATGCGCGGGCTGCTGGCCTTGCGAGGCCAGGTACTCCGCGATGACGCGCTCACGGTAGGCATCGAGACCGCCGTATTCCTCCAGCTGCGCAAGCTGCTTCTGCTTGCGGTGCCATTTGAGGACTTCACCCATCGGATGCGGGTGATTGATCAGGGTCTCTGAGTACGCCGAGAGCGCGGGGTCTGTGTTGCAGGCCGCGTCAAACGCATTCCACGCCTCGGCCACTTCCTGTTCACTCGACTGCTGGACAGCGAAGAACTTGGACTGCTCCATCCGCATGGAATGGATCTGGGCCTGAACGTAGTACTGCGGGTCTTGCTCCCAATCGACCTGCGGAGGTGCGAACTCCGGGCTTTTCGGGGCAGGCTGTTGCGGTTGAACTTGCGGTTGCGCGGTCGGCTGCTTGAACTTGGCCAGTTCGGCCTCAAGCGCCTGACGCTTCATCCGCTCTGCTTTCAACGCAGAAACCGGGACGTGTGACCCTTCTTGCTCGGATGGCGGCTCCGGCTCCGGCGCAGCTTGCGCTGCATCGGGTTTAACGCCCTGTTGGACCTGTTCGGAGGGCTGCTCAGCCTTGGGGGCAAAGCGGCCTTTCTCGTCACGGGACACGTCTTGCGACGGCTCGCTGCGAGGCTCGGGTGCGCGCGTTTCCGCAGGCTCCTGAGCTTCGAACTCGTCCAGGAAGTCGGTCTGTCCTTCTTTCACGTTGTCGGCTCCAAACGCCCGATGAAGACCCGGCGGCGGTCGTGCGCCCGGAAGAAGCCCGGCGGCGGCCTACGAAAACGGCCCGCCTGTGAGGGCGAGCCGTGATGTTCCTTGCGATGTGGGAAGGCTCAGGCTGCCAGTAGCAGCATGATCACGTCTTCCTCGTCTTGTTCCTGTGCGATGCGCTCGGCTTCGATGCGCTGCTCTTCCAGATACGCGGCGCGGGCGCTGAGCCACACCACCATGGCGCGAAGCTCTTCCTCGCGCTTGTCTGCGTCCTTCGATGGCGGCTCGACCTTTGCCGCCTTGGCCTGCTTGCGGACCTTCTCGTTCGCCAGCCGCGTGGCTTTCTCGCTCAGCGCCTCAAGGCTGGCATTCATCAGCGCCATCACGCGGTCAAACTCGACCGGCGCCGGCATGCTCTTGCGTTCGACTATCGGAAGCGGAGGCGGCTCCTGAATGACCGCCACAACTTCGGGCGCTTCATCCAGCAGGTCGTCGTAAAGCTCGCGCTCACGCCGCCTGATCTCTTCCAGGCGCTTCTCGGTGAACTCCACATAGGCGCGGCGTCTGCGCCTGAATATCCGCTTTTCGTCCCCTCGCCCGCCCCTGCGGCGGGTTGCAACCGGCGCTTCCCCTGTCGCTGTCAGCACCGCAGTCCACGACGCGCTGCCAGCGAATGAGCCGCGCATGGCGTTCGGGTCTGCGGTCCCGCTTCCAGAAAGCGTCGCGAAATAGAACGCCTTCCAGTAGTCCGAGCTGAAGAAGTTAGCCATCAGTCAAGGTCGTAGGTTATGGCCGTGCGATTGCCGTCCGTGTCCACAGTCGCAACGATGCGATCCACACCGTCCACAACCGCGTTCCGAATGGTGATGGTGGACGTTCCCCCACCGCTGATCTTGCCCGCCGTTGCCGCCGTCACCAGTCTGAGCGCCTGACGGAGCG